AGAAACACAAATTAGTGCATTAATCAACGAATTAAAACCACTAATCAGTGATATAGGTGATGCTACAATGATTGTGCCCCTTATTAAAGAATACATGGAATTAGGCATTAAAAATGATGAAGCGCTTATAAAGGTCGCTACAATTTTTCAACGTATATTTGCAAACGAAGGTAATGAAGATAATGGGTTTGGTATTTCCGAGGCAGAAAAAGAACAACTACTAAACGAAATACAAAATTTACAATTACCACCTAAAAAAGAAGAATAAATGGCTAGAAAAATTCTTCCACCCAATGTTAATCAATTAGCTTCTTCAATTAAAAATAAAATGGTTGTAGGAAGGGTTAAAGATATTATACTTGACCCTTTACACCCTAAATTTAAAGAGTATGGAAGTTTTAATTCTATAGGCACTATTTTTTTTGAAGAAAATCAACTTATAGGATCCTCTACTCCTCAAATTGCTAAACCCTTTTTTGCCCAATCATCCTATTTTCCTTTAGTAAATGAATTAGTTTTATTATTTTCTTTACCTAATAAAAGAATAGGAAAATCAACTTCAAATGAATCTTATTATTATATTAATATAATAAACATATGGAATAGTCAACATCATAATGGTTATCCAAACCCTACATCTAAATTAACCCCACCCTCTCAACAAAAAGATTATGATATAACAGATAAGGGTTCTCCTATAAGAAGAATAGATAGTAATGGAACTGGATTAAACTTTAATGCTCCCGGAGCAGGTTCACAACAAACTTTTATTGAAAGACAATATATCCATCCTCTTTATCCTTTTACAGGTGATGTATTATATCAAGGAAGATGGGGAAATAGTATTAGATTTGGAAGTACAACCAGACCTTTTAACTCAACCAAATACAAACCCTTAAATGAGTGGTCTGATATAGGTGAAAATGGGGATCCTATTATTACTATAAGAAATGGTCAAAGTCCTACTCATTTAGATGAAAAAGGTAATCCTCTTGCGGGATATATCCCTATTACAGAACAAATAAATAATGATTTATCTTCTATATATCTTACTAGTACCCAAAAACTAAATAAATTAAAAATCCAGAATTCTTCTTTTTTTTCATATCCTACTAATGAATCTTCTTTAATTAAAACTCCAACACTACCTAAAGATTATATAGGTTCACAAGTTATTATAAATTCAGATAGATTAGTATTTAATGCTAAAAAAGATCATGTTTTAATAAGTGGACAAGAATCTATTAATTTATCATCTAATAATTCTTTAAATTTTGATACTACACATTTTATTATAGCTTCGGGTCAAATAAAATTAGGAAGTCCTGATGCAAAAGAACCTTTAGTAAAAGGGGAAATTTTAAGAGAAGATTTATTTAATATTACTAAAGCTTTAATAAATATAACAACTATATTAGAAGTTTCTAAACTTTGGCCAGCAGGTGCTCCTGTTGCAGATCCAACACTATCAATGACAGCAGTTCAAGTTAAAGATTTACTAAATAATATATTAGAGGATTTTGAAAAAGACTCAAATGGTAAATCAGCTATTCTTTCAGAAGTAAGTAAAACTATATAATGTCTAAAGTTTATACATATGATATTTTTATTAAAAATCTAACTGATTCCAATGGTTATACTGTGGGAGGATACACAGCTCAAGTTATCCCTTATTTAGAAAATACTTTAACAGGTGAAAAACTACCTGCTGTAGATGAAAATGGTGTTTCTTACCCAACATGGTATCCTGAATATGATTATGCTTCAACCTATTCTATTTCTGATGTTGAAAAAGATATCAAATTTACATTTGAAAAAATAGGTCCTTATACTAATGATGGTAGAAAATATCCCTTAGAAGGAACTACTGAGGGTGGAGTTCCACCCCTAATTACCCCAAACCCACCAAAACCTCCACCAATAGAAGAAAAAAATGCAACTTCTAAAGAACAAAAAGAAAAAACCAAAAAAGAAGAAGATATTCCCTTTTATATAATTGGAAAATTAATAGATAATGATACTTTAAACCCAATCCCAGAAGCAAAAATAAAATCTTCAATCGGAAATTTTAAATCAATTTCCGAAATTGATGGAACATTTGCTTTAGAAGGAAAATATAAACCTAGTAAAAAGTTCCAAGTTATCATAAAAGCAAAAGGTTATGGGAGGGAAGAAAAAAACCCATTTAAATTAGATAATTCTATAAACCCTAATATGGGTATAATCTTATTAACTAATAATAAAAAAAATCTTGATATAGCCATAAGGGAAGAACTTCAAATCCCCGATATAGAAGTTTTAAAAATGAAAATTCAAGTAATTAAAGACAACCCAGAAATAGCTAAACAAATGGCTATAAATGCTTTAGTTACAACTTTAAAAACCGTAGTTCTTCCTATGGTATTAAAAATGATACTAGAATTTGGTATATCAAAAGCAAGTGAAGTTATAGGAAAAAAGTTTGGAGAAATGGGGGCTACATGCCCTCCTAATTTAGAAGAATTAAATAAACTAATAAAAAGAAAAAATGATTTAACTAAACAATTAAATAATATCTATAATAAATTAGATACTATAAAAGTTGGTGTTCAAGGAGTAGACATATTTATTTCAGTAGCAGATATTCTTATAAATACAATAACCCCTTTATACCAATTTGCCCCCATTGCTGGAGCAGGTCTTCCAGACTTTTCAAAACCTTTAACTCCTATAATTGATAAAACTAAGGACACAATAACAACATTAAAATTAGTCTCATCTGGAACTTTAATGGCTATTACTTTATTAATTAATATATTACAAAAAATTATTAATTATTTATCTTTATTAGATAGTTTAGTTCAAGGATGTGCTATAGAAGGTCAACTTTCTCAAGAAGAATTAACTAAAGATTTATTAGAAGCAACACAACAACAGTCTCAACAACAATCACCAGTAGTTACTAATGTAAATGGATTTGAAATGGATGTAATACCGGTTAATAATTCTCAAGTTAACAATTTAAAAAGAAGACAAGCAATAGCTAAAAACGAAGCAGGGGTAATAATGTTAAAAGGAGAACCTTCATTTTCATCAAATGATCAAATTTTAATTGATGAATTAGTATTTTATATTAAACAAAATAATTTAAAAGCAGATTAATTTAATATTTATAACAAACACAAAAATGAAAACCGAAGCACTTAAAAAAATAATCAAAGAAGCCGTTAGAGAGGCCATACAAGAAGAGCTAAAGGAAGTTTTACTAGAAGCAGTTAAAGCACCTAAAGCTGTAGTTACACAACCAGTACAAGAAAGTATTACATCACCAACTACACTCACTGTTACACAAACACCTAAAAAATCTTTAAAAGAACAAAGACAAGCATATATGGATATTCTAGGTGAAACAGGGTTAAATATGAATAGTACACATGCTCAAGGATTTGGTAATAAACCATTTAATCCTCAAGGAGTAGGAGACACAACATCAGCAAACGGGGCACTACCAGGGGGAGAAGTTAATATGGATCAAATAATGGGGTTAATGACTAAATAATGGCATTCGAAGCACAGCAAATATTTCCAATTGACTTTGATAAAAGTACAGCTGTAGGGGTAGATTTACCTTTTAATGCTAATAGTGTTTTTAGACCTAATTATACAACTGCAGCTTCTATTAAAAATAACTTAATCAATTTTTTCTTAACAAACCCAGGAGAAATTCCATTAAATCCAACTTTTGGAGGTGGATTAAGAGCTTTTATTTTTGAACAAATAACAGAAAACAATCTAGATTTTTTAGAAGAGAATATACAATCTCAACTAATAAATGTTTTTCCTTTAATTTTAATAGGGAATTTAGAAATACTTCAACAAGAAGATAATAATATAATAACAGTATCATTAACTTATAGTATAAAAAATACCAATATAAGTGATACTTTAGAAATAGATTTTACATAATGGCATCACTAAATAGAGACATAAAATATATAAACCGAGATTTCTCAGATATTAGAGCTAAATTAATAGAGTTTTCTCAAACATATTTTCCTAACACATATAATGATTTTTCTCCTACATCACCTGGTATGATGTTTATGGAACAAGCAGCTTATGTAGGTGATGTAATGTCATTTTACTTAGATAATCAGTTACAAGAAACATTCACTACTTTAGCTAAACAAACAAATAATTTATATGAGTTAGCTTACATGTTTGGTTATAAACCTAAAACAACAGGAGCATCCCAAGTAATAGTTGATTTATATCAACAAATCCCAGCATTATCTAATGGTAATCCTGATTGGGATTATACTTTAAATTTTAATTCTAATACGGTTATTCCTTCTAATGTTTCATCTAATGTTAGTTTTTTAATTCAGGACCAATGTGATTTTTCTAAATCAAGTTCACTAGATCCTACTGAAATTTCTATATATAGTGTAGCAGGAACTAACCCCACATATTATTTATTAAAAAAATCTAGAAAAGCAATCTCAGCAACCATTAATACAAGAACTTTTACATTTGGTTCTCCTCAACAATTTCAAACTATTAATATAGAAGGAGATAACATAATAGAAATTTTAGATTGTGTAGATTCTGATGGTAATATTTGGAATGAAGTAGATTATTTAGGCCAAGAAATGGTTTATAATAGTATAAAAAACACTAACCCAAATGATCCTAATAATGTAGCTAATGCAGGTGAAGTACCTTATTTACTCCAATTAAAAAAAGTTCAAAGACGTTTTGCTACAAGATTTACCTCAGAAAATAATTTACAAATACAATTTGGAGCTGGTAATCCTGAGGATACAGATGAATTAATTACACCTAACCCAAATAATGTAGGTATAGGTTTACCGTTTGAACAAGATAAACTTACAACGGCATACTCACCTACAAATTTTCTATTTACAAATACCTATGGTATATCACCTTCTGACACAACTTTAACTATAAGATATTTAACTGGTGGTGGAGTTGAATCAAATATACCCGCTGGAGATTTAACTTCTATAAATAAATCAACAATAAAATTTAACAACTCAACTTTAAATTCTAATAAAGCAAATTATATATTTGAAACTATTTCTTCAACTAACCCTATAGCAGCAGATGGGGGCCAAGCTGGAGATACCGAAGAAGAAATAAGGCAAAAAACATTAATGCAAGCTGCAACTCAACAAAGAACAGTTACTTTAGACGATTATATGGTTAGAGCATTAAGTATGCCTTCTAAATTTGGTATAATAACTAAGGCATATATAAGTAAACCACAATTAACAGACATTCAAGTTTCTACAATAGATAGTTTAAGTTTATTTATTTTATCTCAAAATAGTGAGGGCCAATTTTCAAATGCTAATTCTACCTTAAAAAATAACTTAAGAACATACCTATCTCAGAATAAAATGATAGGTGATAGTATAGAAATTAAAGATGCTTATATTATTAATATAGGTATTGATTTTGAAATAGTAGTTTTACCTAATTTTAATAATAGTGATGTTATTTTAGATTGTATTAAATCATTTCAAGAATACTTCGATAGAGATAAATGGCAATTAAATGAACCTATTTTAATTAGAGATTTGTATGTTAGATTAGATCAAATGCTAGGTGTTCAAACTGTCAAAAATATTACTATATCTAATAAAGTAGGAATCCAATCAGGATATTCTCAATACGCTTATGATATAGAAGGAGCTACCCAAAATCAAGTAGTATATCCAAGTTTAGATCCTAGTATATTTGAAGTTAAATACCCAAATAATGATATAAAAGGACAAGTAGTACCACTATAAAAATTATAATATGCCTAATAGACCACTTAGAAATCCAGGACCTGCAAACCCACAAGGTATAGGTTTAAAATATTCTCACAGACAATCTAATTTAGATGTTGAAAGTACTACTCCCCAAGGAGGTCCTCAAAATTTCCCAGGATATAACCATCAACACAAATATACACCACATGACACTTACTTAAATCATAGTACTCCTGGGGGGAATGGTTCTGGAATTTACTCAGATAGAGCAAACCCAGAAAGCAGTTTTGGGACTATAGATGATCAATTACAACCTCAAAATATTTTTAAAGATAATACTAGTTTAGACATAGAAAACCCAGGTCCTGGAAATTCAGGAGGTCCTAATAGGGCAAATGCAGGAAGTCATAATATACCTTCGGGACAATATCAAACAACAACCCCCTCAGGACCTTTAATGGATGAAAATGGAGTTATTATTAATAAAGTAGTACATCAATATTTACCAACTTTTGAATATAAAAATTCATTTCCAACAAATGCTTTACCTGACCAATCAACATTTTAATTATGGCAATTTATAAACTCTTTCCATATAAAGATACTACACTATACTCATTTTATCCAGATATGAATACTGGGATAGATCCTATTACAGATATATCTAATTTAAATATAGCAGTAGATTCTAATCCTCAAGTAGCTAGATTTTTAACAGAATTTGTTCAAGATGAAATTAAAGATGTTATAAATAACAAAATTTCAGGGTCACAATGGGATGTAGATTTTAGATCTTATATAGCTACTGCTCAAGGTATAGTAGAAGCTACAGATATAGCAGTATACCCTATAGCACAGTATTGGTATAATGGGACTGGAACATATTTAGATCAACCCTTAACAACGGATGGGGCTACATGGTATTCTCCTCATTTTAAAGGATCTATAAATTGGTCTTCTAGTGGACAAGATTTATATGGTAATAATATAGGATCTTATTATAACCCAACTTATGTTGGAGTTGGTGGGGGTAATTGGTTAATTAACTCTGGAAGCACATACTTTAAAGTAACTCAATCATTTGATACTAGATCAACAAAAGATTTAAAAGTAAACGCTAAAGAAGTAGTATCTAGATGGTATAGTGGTTCAATGGATAATAATGGTTTTATAGTAAAATGGGAAGATGGTATAGAGTGGAACACTAATAAACAAATTCAACCTGTAATGCAATTTTACAGTGTTGATACTAATACTATATACCCACCACAATTAGAATTTAAGTGGAGAGATTATCAAAGTGTACTAGATGGTCCTGCTAGTTCTAGTATAGTAAGTACTACAAATTTAGTTTCTTCCCTAGCTGAAAACCCTGGAGAATTTTTTCCTTCAAGTATAAATAGGTTTAGACTTAATGTTGCACCTAAATACCCACAAAGAACATTTACCACAGCATCTTTATTTACAGGTACAAATTATTTACCAACATCTTCATATTATGCCATAAAAGATTTGGAAACTAATGAATTTGTTGTAGATTACGACACTAACTATACACAATTAAGTTCTGACAATGAAGGAAACTATTTTGATGTTTATATGAATGGATTAGAACCAGAAAGATATTATAAAATATTAGTTAAAACCACCATAAAAAATTCTACCATAATATTAGATGATAGTTATTATTTTAAAGTAGTTAATGGATAATGGAAAAAAAAGTAAAATTAAATAAGGAAGTTTTTGATAAAAGAACTTACAAAAAAACAATAAATACTGATTTTACCCAGTTAGGAATTTCATCAATTGAATCACAATTAGATAGTCAACCTACAACTCAAGAATTTTTTAAAATGTATAATGATTTATTTTATCAAATAAATGAATTAGGTCCTACAAACTCCCATGAGTATTTAGTTAAAACTAGTGGTGAATATATAGCTTTTGAAGCAAAAGATGAATTAATAGAAGCACTACAAAAAGAAATTTCAGATTTAAGAAATGAATTACTAAAAACCCAACAAGATTTAGCTACAGCTTTAACAGAAGAAGAAGTTGAAGAACTTCCAGAAGAAATAGAATTACCACCAGACCCAGTATTAGATGTAATTCAAGCTAATCCAACCCCGGAACCACCAGAAGAACCCGATACCTCAAATCCAGCAGCTATTGCATTTTTTAAAACTATTTCAAAACCAAACGGTTCACGAGATGCATGGGATGCTGTTCCTATGACTATGTATCAACTTAAAAAGAACATTGAAAAAATGAAACAAAATAATACTTTACCATATCCTGACAAATATGGAGATACATTAAAAAAATTAAATAAAATGGATCCTGCTCTATATGTCCCATCAGGAGGTTCTGCGGGAGTTACTAATTATAATTTTGCATATTGGGGTGAATGGAGAGCATCAGCTAAATCAAATACTAATAAAGGGGATAAAAGAGATAATATATATGAAACTATTAGTAAAACAGCAGAACAAGTGTTAAAGCATTTTAGAAAAGAACAAAACTTTAAAGAATCTGGAGGATTAATACCTTAAATCATTATAAGAATGGCAAATATTATTAGAATAGATCCAACTACTTTTGAGTTACAAAATTATGAACCTCAAGATGATAAATTAATTTCAAAATTTCAATTAGAAACTAATTTACCTTCTGAAGGTTTAATAGAATTTTTTATTTATGATTTAAATAATACTATATTATTTTCTAATTTAAATTACAAGAATTATAAAACTAACCAAACAAGTAAAGAAGAAACCCCTCAACTTGCAGGTTCCGTTAATAATAAAGTTACTATTCTTGAATTAAATCCTGAAAATGATATAATAACTCAAGGATTTAATCAAGGAAAATATATAGCCTATTATAATTTTTTAAACCCTGTAATAGGTAACCAACAAGATTTACTTTTTATTTCTGAAATATCATCAGATAGAACTGAAATAAGATTATTAAGTAATACATTAGATAATTTTGTAATAGTTCAAGCTACACAAGAATTTATAAAATTTAGAGAATCCCAGGATTATTTTGTAGATTTTTCTTTAAATTTAGGTGATAATAATTTAATTATAGCAAATAATATTAAATTAGCAGATGAAGAAACTAATTCCCCTTCTATATTAATTAAATTATATGAACCTTTACCTTTAAATTTTGATTTAAAATCAGAATTATTTATAACTAGAATTTTAAATAATCCTCAAGCATTTCAAGTAGAATATCCTATAGAAACAGCTTTATTTAATGATTTTGAAAGCATTCAAGGTCCTAATTTTAATTTACCTTTAAAAGGCCAAGTAAATAATTCATCTCAACCTTTTTCATATAATGATCTTGTTTTAGGAGCCCCTACAAGTTCTCAAAACCAAATTAATAGTTTATTAGAAGAAACCTCAACACCTATAAGTGTAGATTACACTAAATTCTCAGAATTTATCCATTTTAGTTCTGCAGAAACACGTTTAGAAAATTTTTATTACAAAATTGGGTTAATAGAGTCATATTCTTCATCTATAGCTGATATAATTAATAAAACTAATTCCCAAAAAACTATAGAAATTCAACAAAAGAAAATATCAAAAGTTATTGAAAATTTTGATAGGTTTGAATATTTTATGTATTATAATAGTGGTTCATCTTTTTCATGGCCTAAAACTTCTGATCTTCCACCTTATTCTTTAGCTAAAACTAATAGTTCTATAGGTTTAAACTGGTTAGGTAGTTCTAAAGAATCTAACCCATATTATGGGGGAAGATTACTCTCAGCATCTACATATGATAATTCAAATCCAGACCAATTATTAAAAGCCATCCCAGAATATTTAAGAGAAGATTTAAACAATAAACCATATGAATTGTTTATTGATATGGTTGCACAATATTATGATAATATTTGGTTATACACTAAAGCAATAACTGAAAAATATAATACAGATAATAGATTAGATTTTGGTATATCTAAAGATCTAGTAGCTAATGCTATTAAAGATTTTGGTTTAAAATTATACCAAAATAACTTTTCTAATAAAGAATTATATACAGCATTTTTGGGAATAACTCCTAATGGTTCTATATTTGCAGACCCTTCAATTTCAAGTTCACTCCCAGTTCCAACAGGGTTTGAATATGTTGATACA